CATGCTGATCGTGCTCGAAACGCCGAGGCGCAGCGCCTACTCAACTCAATCCTATGTCCGACGCGCGCTGCTCGCCGAGCTTGAGGCCGAACTACGCAAGCTTGGATTGCCTGTCGATGGCGGGCTGCAGCGAGTACGTGAACTGCAGCGCAAAGCAAAAGCCGAAAGGGACGCGCGCATCGCTGCCTATAACGAGAGCGAAAGCGAGGAGGCGCAGGCGCAACGCAAGGCCCAGTACAAAGCGGCAATGCAGCAAAGAGAACAAGGACAACGAAAATGACCATCGAAGCCCAGCGCCTAGCCATGGCGGGCATGAAAACCTCCGAGCAAATCAGCGAGTTGGCCGCCGCCTTGGCCGTGGCCCAGGGCATGATGGAAAACGCCATCATGAACCGCACCAATCCGCATTTTAAAACGAAATATGCCGATCTCGCTGCCGTCCTCAATGCCGCCCGCAAGCCGCTGTCCGCCAACGGCCTCGCCATCGTTCAGACCATTGGCGACGGGGTCTTACATACGCGGCTGCTGCATACGTCCGGCCAATGGATTGCCAGCGAACACCCCCTGCCGATGTCTGGGAAGCCGCAGGAAATCGGTTCCGCATTGACCTACGCGCGCCGCTATTCACTCTCTGCCCTGATCGGCATTGCCGCCGACGAGGACGACGACGCCAACGTCGCCACCAGCCGCTCCAATGGCAAGGCCACGGGCGAACTGCTCAACGCCGAACAGATGGAATACGTCTGGGAGAAAGCACGCGAATACTGCGATCCCGACGTGCAGCAGGAGTGGGTTGAACTACTGGTCAAGACGCTCGGCCACGATAATCTGGCCGAGGTGCCGGCATCCCTGTTCGAAATGCTACGGCAGAAGATCATGATATGGCCAAAGTCTCCAGGCGCCGCCAAGTGGAAAACGCAGTGACGGTAGAGATCATCGATTGCGTCCAGGGCACGCCGGAATGGTTCCAGGCCCGGCTCGGCATCCCGACCGCATCCTGCTTCAAGGACGTGCAGGCCAAGGGCGAAGGCAAGGTGCGCGCGACCTACATGCGCCGCCTTGCCGGCGAGATCATCACCGGCCAGCCGGCCGAGACATTCAAATCACCCGAAATGGAACGCGGCAACCGAATGGAAGATGAGGCCCGCGCCAACTACATTTTCGGCTGGAACAACACCAGGCCGACGCGGGTGGGTTTCGTGCGTCGCGCCTATGTCGGCTGCAGCCCCGATGCCCTGCTGAACGATGACGGTATCTTGGAGCTAAAAACTCAAAAGCCGGAACTGCTGATTGCCACCCACGACGCCGATCGCTTCCCACCGGAACACATCGCGCAATGCCAGGGCGCGCTGCTGGTCACCGGCCGCAAGTGGGTTGATCTGTGCGTCTATTGGCCGGGTATGCCGATGTTCGTGCGGCGGCTTGAGCGCGACGAAACATATATCGACATGTTGATGGACGAGCTTGCGCGGTTCAATAACGAACTACAGGCCATGGTCGCGCGCGTGCGCGCCTACGGACAGAGGGTGGCGGCATGAAGGAAGCATCCGCGGAACAGATTGTGAGGTTTCTCACAGGAGGCAACATGAGCGACAAGCAACTTCGCAGCGATCTGATCGACCGCATCAAGGACAAACACTCCACTTGGTGGAACGACAGCCTGGAGCTTTATAAAATGGCCGGCCTCAAGCCGTCCGCATTTGGCAACGATGTGCTGACCGTGCTGTCCTACCAGATCGTCTGGATGCTCGCCCATTATAAGGTTGATCTGGATGTCTTCATCGAGGCATTGCGGCACTCGTTCAAGGCTTATCAGGACATCAAAGAATGAGCACCCCCCCGACGTTCACCGCGAGCAACGCCTACAAGATGATCGTGGACAAAGAAAAACAAACACGCACATCCGAGCAGAACCGGAAAATGTGGGCGATGCTGGGAGAGATATCCGAGCAGGCTACCTTGCGCGACCAGCAATGGACGCCCGAGCAATGGAAGGCCATTTTCATGCAGGAGCTTGGCTACAAGGTTGAGGTGTTGCCGACACTCAACGAAAAAAGCTGGTTCCCGTGCGGCCATCAGTCAAGCAAGATGAGCACATCGCAAATGGCCGAGCTAATCGAATTGATGTACGCCGAAGGCACACAGCGCGGTGTGAAATTCGCCGACGACGTGGCCGACCATGCGCGTTGAATTCTCCAAGGCCACCAAACTCGCCGCCTATCGCCGCGCCATGGGGCGATGTGAAGGCTGCAGCGGGCTGCTGGTGCCGGGCAAGTTTGCCTATGACCACCGCAACCCATCAGAATTCTCGGGGGATAATAGCCTGGAGAATTGCCAATGCCTGTGCGTCGGCTGTCATGGTGCCAAGACTGCAAAGCAGGACGTGCCCGCGATAGCGAAATCAAATCGCATTCGCTCGACCGCCGCTGGCATACGCAAGGACCGCAAGATTACGGCATGGCGCAATTTTGCCGACGAGATCATCCGCAAGCCGAGGATACGAGAATGATCCCGCAATGGGCGCCGGCATTTGGCTGGGTACTGTTCTGCATCGCCTGCGGAACATTGCTGGCGATCGTGCTCCTCGGCTGTCAGATGCCGCTGCGATGACCGACGAAGAACGCCAGCGGTTTTCCCGCAGACTGCGCGAGCGCGATGCCGAGGTCGCCAAGTGGCGAGAAGAAAACGAGCAGCTGCGGTCGGCGCTGCAACAGATCGCCGACGACGGCAAGAACTGCGCCGACCACTGCCGCAGACAGGCCCGCCGCGCCCTGGAGCCAAAGCCGTGACCAATGCGCAGACGCTATTCCTTGTGCTCAGTCTGCAATGGGCGAGCTATCTCGGGGTGTGGCTGCTCTGCATCTATGGCGACCGTCGCGCCCTGGAGCCAAAGCCATGACCGACAAGCCGATCTTCCCCGCTGAAATCTTGGCCAATAGATCCAAAGCTTGGAGAGATATATTGCGCCCAAATACGCCGGGACCGTGGACGGTCGAAGAAGCTCAGACCATTCTAAAGGGCGCGATCTATTGTACGCGATGTGGCGAACAATTGAACCCGCATCGTGCCGTATGGCTGGAGTTAAATCAGAGCACGGGCACATACCATGTTGAGGGTACGGTCCCACCTGAGAAATCACAGGGAGGTTTTCCCTTTGGCAAGGCCTGTGCCCGTCGCGCACTGGAGCCAAAGCCATGAGCACCGCCAGCGACACCATCAAGCGGCTGCGCGCTGAACTGGTCCGGCTGGCCGAGGAAAACATCAAGCTAACACGCGCGCTGATCAAACGAGGAGATCAAACCGTGATCCCAAAATATCCGTTCGTCGTGATGGTGTGGCGCCGCATCGGCACCGGCAAGATCGATCAGCGCGCCAAATCTTTTGAAACACTGGACAGCGCGCACGCCTATGCCGGCACCATCCTGCGATCGTCGGCCGTGTCGCGCGTGCAGTTGTACTGCATCCTCGAGGACACCAGCCGCGACAGCCAGGGCAATGTGCTCGGCTTCGACCACTTGCAGCAAGCCACGCCTAACTAGGCGAGCGGTAGAATTCGCCGTAAAGCCTGCGGGCAGCGGCTTGTCGAACAGCAACAGCTTGCTCCATTGAGGGAAAGCAACCCAGATCATGGGTTGCCCCATCAATCTTGATAAATGCCAGCCAGCCTTTGCCGCGCCGACGAACACCGCGATAACCACTCAAATTGTCTTTCCGTAACCGCGCATTGTGCGTCTGCTGTCGCTGTGTTGCTGCGCGCAGATTGTGCCAAATATTGTTTTCGGTATTACCGTCGATGTGATCGATCGTGTCGGGCGGTTCCTTGCCTGTCATTAATTTCCAGATCAGGCGATGTGCCTTATATCGATGACGATCAATGCGAAGCCGACGATAGCCTCTGGTACTAATCATGCCGGCAACAGTCCCAGCATATCGCGAATTCCACCTCTTCCATTCACGCTCACTGGGAAAATGTTCGCGCAAGCGGGTCCGCCAGCGCAGTACCCCAGTTTTGGGGCAGTAACTGACACATGCGCGCAAATATTTAACCGCGGGCAGTTTCGCTATGTGCGCCATGGGTAGGTTACCTGTACCTCATCATCCGTACCAACCCCCAAACTTTCCGCTAACCCAGGCGATAAATCAACAACACGATTTGTGTCGCCATGCGGCCCCCAATCAGCAGGGTGCGCCAATCGCGCAACGCCGGTCTTCGTGTTGGTCACCAGCGCCATCTGGCCGCTGTTCGCCAACATATCCTTGCTGGTGACATCGTAGTCCCAGCGGCACGCCAGATAGAACACGCTCGTATCCATGCGCCGCGCCAGGCCCGTCGTGCCGGGCGGTTGATCCTTCTCGAATAGCCATGGTGCGTCGGAAAATTCGTAGAAAAATGCGAGCCCCTCTGACGGCGACACCCCGGTGTCATTTTTTCCGCCAAAAGTTGAACACGTTCCTTCCGCCGTGAACAGATAATCCGCATCAGGATCGGGCGGCTTGATTACGCCGTCGTCGTGATCGCCCACCGTGGTGATCGCATCAGAGATAGCTTCGCACACGTTATCGAACTCATCGAAATATGTGATGCAGTCACCCTCATTATCCCCGAAGCAAATTTCCAGAAGTACGGCAACTTCGTTCGTGTGTGATAAAAAATACAACCCGCCGATCGTGTCGTCGTTCTTGGCGCCGCGGTTGGTCAGCCCCGCCGCCTCGGCAATCGCATCACAGATCGCCTCGGCGTATTCGTGGCCGGCCGAGGAGGTATAAAAAACTTCAGTTCCGTGCCCTTGGCCGTTTGAGGCGTTGAAATGAATTTGCACCGAAAGATCATGCGTGCCGTTAAAGGCTTGATTGTCCCAATCAGCTATCCGCTTCAAGCATTCTTGTTGGTCGGTCGACACCGTGTCGCAGAATGTTTCAACTTCGACACCAGCCTCACGCAGATTATCCGCAACTTGCTTCACGACCTTTACATTCTCGTCGTATTCGTCCAGCCATTCGCTGGACATTCCACGGCACTTGGAAGAATGGCCCGCCGACAGGGTAACCTTCATTTGGAACTCCTATAGAATTCGCCGTGAAATTTGCGTGCGGCAGCTTCGTAAGCCGCCGCTGCGTCTTTCTTGCTGCCAAAGCATCCAAGGTGACGGCTTTCGCCATTGACATAAATTCGCGCGAACCAACGAGCGCGAGTTGGATAAACTCCACGATGACCGCTGTTGTTATTCCTGCGATGCGTCGCATTCCATTTTTGCTGTGCTTCGTTCGCTGGCCGCAGATTGCTTAATCTGTTGTTGCTCGGGCTTCCATCTATGTGATCAATCGATTCTGGGGGGGTGCGATAGGTGACAAGTTTCCAGATGATACGATGCTCCAAAAAACCATTAGAATTAATGGCAACGCCACGATAGCCATGGGTCAAGGTTCCGGCCCGTGTGCCCGCATAACGCGCGTTCCACCTCACCCAATAACTGTCTGTCTTGAAATGCCATCGTGGTCGCCGCTTCCAGCGCAGAATGCCGGTGCGGCGATTGTAGCTGAAACACTCGCGCAAATATGCTGCTGATGGTAGACGTTTGACGGGCATCGGAAGCTCCCAGGCTTTCGGTTCCAAGATGTGCCGCTCCCCTGCAACGGGGGCGGCGCATCGCCTTTATATCACGGTTGCAATGCTCCCAACAATCGCACCCGCAATTCATTCCCTGCCGGTGCTGTGCCGAGCACATCGAGCGCCACCGCAAATTCACGCAATTCCGGTTGCGCTACAGGCTGCTCGCGAGTGCCAGATCGAACCTTAAGAAAGCCCGTTGTCAGTCGCGGAACAAAAATACCAGTACCAGCCACCACCGTGTAAATGAGTTCGTGCCCATCGGGCATAAACATGTCATTGTACATTATTCCGTCGCTACTGGTTTGAAACGAGAGTGGCGCTGCACCAACCCACGCTCCAGGCATGGTTAACTTCACCACTGCGCCGGCCGAGCAGTCAACGCCGTCACTGAGCGATTGTCCGGCCTGAATTATTGGACCATTTACGATAACGAGAGGCATTGTCATTTCTCCGGTGGACAGGTGGGCGGGTTCCATTCCGTCGCGAATTTCCGCGCGCGGACGTGAGCGTTCACTGCGTTCGTCATTCCTACTTGCGCCCTTTTAGGCTGCTCGGTGTCGGGGTCTTTTTGCCAAACCGAATACAAGTGCGCGACCGCTTGGATAAAACCCTCGTCGATGCCGCTAAACGCAAGTTCGCGCACTCGTTCCCGCTCTGTCGGCGGGACACAATCATACGGCACCTTCCCCTCGGCCTCGCGCTCGAACTGCCCGAGCACAAGCAAGGTGATGGCCACGGTGGTCATGCCGACGACAATGCCGATAACGCGCTCCTGCGTCACCGCACATGCAGCCAGCCCGGCAGGGAAACGATCCCGCCGAGCAGCATTAATAGAACATACAAAACTATTAGAACCAAAATCAGGATCATCAGCACATTAATGATCCTTGCAAATGGCTCGGGTAGCGGGATCAGCGGAAGCAACTGCTGTACCGCCCAATAGACAACCCCCGCCACCAAGAGTATAACAATAATTCCTATGAGGGTTCCGATCATGCTCCATACTCCCTTAAATCCAGGCGAACGTTTTGGTCGTCTGGCCGCAATCAAGCGTGTTGCAAGTAACGGTCGTATTCGGTGGCAATTCCGTTGTGACTGCGGAAACGAATGCACCGTCCGCTTGGATCATGTGAGAGGTGGCTTAATTCAATCCTGCGGATGCCTATGGAGAGAGACAGCCCTTCCTGCCGCGTGGAACGGAAGCACAACCCACGGCATGACGAAAACACCGGAATTCAAGGTTTGGGACAGCATGTTGCAGCGTTGCAATAATCCCAAACATCCCGGATACCATCGCTACGGCGGACGAGGGATTGCCGTTTGCAAACGGTGGCATAAATTCGAAAACTTCTACGCTGATATGGGGCCACGACCATCGCCAGAGTTGACAATCGAGCGCATCAATAACGATGGCAATTACACTCCAAAGAATTGTCGATGGGCAACATGGAAAGAACAAGCCGCCAATCGCCACAATCTTTGGATCACGCGCCGCGCTAACGCTGCCTCCGATCGATGATGTTGGCGGAACCTGGCTGCGCGGCGAGGAAGTTTTCCCAATTCGGCTGATTGACCCGCACCCCGCCCTGCACCTCGGGCAGGAACGTCTGCCCGCTCGTCATTTGCCCGATGAC